TTAAAAAATGAGGAAAGCAAAAAATATGACAGGTGGTTTGCCAACTTATGCTTCAGGGAAAAATTAAGCCTGCTGGACAGACACGATATTGATGACTGGTTTGAACTGACCCTTAAGGAAAAGCAATCTGTCTATGAGGGGGAGCAGGAAATAGAGGAGGAATTAACCGAACTGGAAAAAAGGCACATGTATGCGGATAAGCAGTATCAGGCACTAAAAGAAGATGATTTTTAAGTTTAAGGAGGTAAAAGATGTGTTCAGGAATTACCACACTGGCACGGATAGGTAAAAGAAAAGAATTGAGATTTGTGAATATGACTTACGAGGAAGTTAGAAAGATTTATGAACAGAGGGCTAACAGAAGATTTGATAGCCCAGGGGCATTTACAAAAGATAATGGGGGTAACGGGAATGAATACTATAACCAAAAAATTTGAACCAGTAAAAATTGACATATCAAATATGACTCATGAGCAGTGGCTTGAAGAAAGAAGAAAGGGAATTGGCGGGAGTGATATCGGAGCTATACTCGGGCTAAATCCCTATAAATCTGCTTTGGAAGTTTGGCATGAGAAGGTTAAAGGTTATACCAAAGAGGAAAAAGAGAATATTGCAGCTGAATTGGGAATATACCTGGAAAGCTGGCTGGCCGGAAAGTTTAAGAAATGGTTTGCCAAGAATAACAATGGAGTGAATATTGAACCGCAAAGAATGCCCTTTATTTTGCAGCATCCCGATTATCCCTATATAAGGTGTAACCTGGATTTTGTCTTTGAAGATCCAACTATCCTGGAAACCTCAGCAATAGAGTGCAAGACTACCAACGAATTTGCCAGGGATGATTGGGGAGAGGATAAAATACCTGATTCCTATTACCTGCAGGGACAGCAACAGTTATTGATTACCGGATATCAGAGAGTATATTTCCCCTACCTGATAGGTAACCGCAGATTTGATGTTCTGGTAATTGAAAGAAACGAAAGTGTAATTGAAAACATTATAAAAACTGCTACTGATTTTTGGAATAACTATGTTCTGAAACAAATTCCGCCTGCCCCTGATGGTTCTGTTTCAGCAGGGAAAATATTAGATGAACTATACAACAAAGAAGAAGAAGGTAAGATAACAGAATTTCCGCCTTTTGGTGATGAGGTTGAATGGCTGGAAAAATATAACGAGCTTAACACAATCAAAAAGGAAACCGAAAAAGAGATGGAAGTAATAAAGCAGAAGATTAAAGCGGAAATGGGAGATGCTGAGATAGCTATTGCGGGCAGGCATAAGATTACCTGGAAGGAACAGGTTAGACCAGCACACATGGTAAAAGAAAGCAGATTCAGAATGTTTAAGATTTATTCAAAAAAAGAGGAGGTGAAAAAGAATGGCTAATGTAAAAGGAACTGATATACAAAAGAAAGTTGAGAATAAAAATGTAACCAAGTTAAAAGACTGGTTCAACGAGGACAATTTCAAGAAAAAGATACTATCAGCACTGCCAAAGGTAATCAACAGAGATGCGTTTATAACCAATGCTTATAACATCTATGCGAATGATACAAAACTGCAGAGTTGTTCTATCAGGTCTTTTCTTAACTCATTAATGCAGGCTGCCAAAGTGGGGCTTATGCCTAATAATCCATTGGGGCATTGTCATATTATCCCTTACAAAGAAAAGGGTGTTATGATTGCACATTTTCAGATGGGCTATCCTGGCTATCTTGAATTAGCATTGAGAACCAACAAATATGAGAGTATTTATGCTCATGCGGTTTACCCACAAGACGAATTTAAGGCTTGTTACGGACTGCATAAAGACTTGATACATATACCGTCAGAAGAACCTATACCGGAAGGCACAATGCCGACTCATTATTACGCAGTCTATAAGCTGATTAATGGCGGGTATGACTTTGTTTACTGGACGAGGGATAAGGTCTTAAAGCACAGGGATAGGTTTAGTAGTGGTTATAACTATGCAAAGAACAACAACAAAAAAGATTCAGTCTGGGATACAGATGAGGAGATTATGGGGCGTAAGACAATGATTATTCAGGTGCTTAAAATGGCTCCAAAATCAACTGAAATGATAAGGGCATTGTCTACTGAACCTGACGGTGAGGGTTACAAAGAATACTTTAAAGATGAAAAAATAATCGACAGCAATGTTTTTGACCAAGAAGAAAGTCTTGAGATTGACAAAGAGCTTGCAGAAGAAGAAGGCAATGATGATTGGAATTTTGCGGAAGAAACAGTTACCAGTAAGAGCTGATCGACCCAGCTCTGCTGATGGGGGCGGTTGGTTATGGACGGACTGGCCGTCCCCTGATGAAAGGAGATAGTAATGGGATACATAAAACCAGATTATGTTGTTTGTCAAACTAACAATTATGAAGAAGGTATTTATGAAATTGACAATTTTATTAATAGCCAACCAGATGATATTAAAAGACTATTTAAAAAATTTGACAACTTAGTAAATGGAACAATTGTTTATTTTATGTGTTGGGATGGTTCTAAAGAAGGTTGGAATACTTCAAATGAGCTTGATGAAGTGAGAGAAATGTTTTTAAAAGTTATAAAGAAAAATCTAAAATATCCAGATATATTACATTTTAGAGTTGGTGGAGATGATGAAGGTAAATTTGAAATATATGAAAGCTATGGAGAGGGAGATATAGAGGATTACGATTATGACTAAACCCAAATCTAAGCGAATATACCGTTACTACAACGATATTTTAGTAGATGTGATAGATGACAGCTATTTGAAAAAACTTGACGAAAACAAGGCTGTAAATGTGATAGATGAGCTTGAGAAGAATGGAACTTACAGGCAGGGTGAAATATTGTATAGCCTAAAAAGTATTAATAGGAATGGTGAGGGTAAGAATGTTTAGTATACTAACCAATTTAGGAGGTGTCCATGAAACAAACCAACTGAATAGAGAGTCTAGCCTGTGATGCAGATTAAATAGTATTAGTAATAGTAATTGTGTTAGGGGCAGTCGATAAAGGGCTGCCCCAGAAAGAAGGGGGAAATGTTTACTGAAACTTATATTGAGATGGTAATTAATAATCCTGATATTCAGTCACTTTGTAAATATAACAAAGGCGATTGGTTTTGGAACGGTGAAAAGCCATATCTATATTGTAAATCTGGTTTAGGTAGCTCTAACCCGCATGATTATAAATGGCTACCTACTTTAGAGGACTTGTTTGGGATGATTGGCGATTATAGAAAACAAATAGATAAACCATTTTTATCAATTTTGGTTATGAAAAAATATAAATATAAATCTATGCACGAGCTTTTATTGGCTATTGTAATGGAAATACTTTACAACAAATCTTGGAATCCAAAAACAAAGGAATGGGAGGAAAGTAATGGAAGTTAAAGAAGCGATTGAGTTATTAAGTAATGATAAAACTATAAATGCAGAATGGAACTCTGGTTGCGATTTTTATGATAAGCAAATTGGAGATAAGGAAATAGACCAAATTATAGCCCTGCTCAAATCCCTTGAGTCCGAAAATAAGAAGCTGAAGAAAGAAAATAAAGCCCTGAGAAAAGACAAATGGGAACTGGAAGGGATTAATGAGGCGTGTAGAAAAGAAAATGAGGCGTATAGGGAGATGTGGGAGGCATTATGGGATGTTCTTGAATTGTGTACAATCTATGACTCTAAAAGAAAAGGAATACAAACTTATGCCGAAGTAATATTACCAGAACTTGAGCAAAAATATCTCGGAGGTGGGGAATGAGTAATATAGAGGAAATGGAAAAGGAAATAAAGGTTGCCAATGAAAGAGGCATACCTGTTTTGTATGAGGGGTTAGATGAACTATCCTGATGATTTTATCAATAAAATAATATGTGGGGATTGTTTAGAGGTAATGAAAGATATACCTGATAAGTCTATTGATTTAACAGTAACATCACCACCATATGACAATTTAAGAAGTTATAAAGGTTACACTTTTAAATTTGAAGAAACTGCTAATGAATTATATCGAGTAACTAAAATTGGCGGAGTTGTTGTTTGGGTGGTTGGAGATGAAACAATAAATGGCAGTGAAACAGGAACAAGTTTTAAACAAGCACTTTATTTTAAGGAGATAGGATTTAATTTACACGATACTATGATTTATGAAAAAAATAGCCCTCCTTATGCAGCATCTTTTAAATCTGTAAGGTATTCATCTATTTTTGAATATATGTTTATTTTATCTAACGGAAATCCAAAAACAGTTAATTTAATTAAAGACAAAAAAAACAAGTGGGCAGGCACAAAAACGTTTGGAAAATCAAGTAATAGACAAAAAGATGGTTCTATCAAGATAAACAAAAGAGGACTTGTTGCTGAATATGGTTATAGGACAAATATTTGGGAATATAACACTGGTTTTAATTATTCAACAAAAGACAAAATAGCATACAATCATCCTGCAATATTTCCAGAGAAATTAGCACAAGACCATATCATATCCTGGAGTAACGAAAACGATATTATATTAGACCCAATGTGTGGAAGTGGAACTACTTGTAAAATGGCAAAAAAAACAGGGAGACAATATATTGGTATAGACACAGCACCAGAATATTGTGACATAGCTCGTAAGCGTGTCAATGCGACACCAGAGCCATTATTTGTATGAAATTTATAGAAAGGAGATTTAAATGACCGCAACAGCAAACGAAAACCGAGATTGGAGGAGGGATAGGAGGCTCAAAATGAATAACATCAAGGAAATGGAAAAGATATTAGAAGAATATAAAATACGGGATAGATATGTTTTTGTTCGTGATTTTATGGAACATTGTATCAACTCCCTAAAAGACCTCCATGAGGAAAACTGTAAGCTCTGGAAGGAATTGGCAAAAATGAAAGGGGAAATATGATTTTAACAGAGATCCGTAAAGTAATAGACCGGAACTTTAAAACAGAAACATTCATGGATGCCTTGCGATATTCCCAGGGTTATATTGATGGAGTGCACCATGCTCCCAGGCATGGCTCTTTGGGACTAAAAGACTGGTATATGTTACAAGATTATATCCAGGATAAGTGCAAGGAAAAGCTGGAATTGTGCTGTAATACTGAAAAAATCATGGAGAAAATAAAAAAATTAAATAATAAGGGGTAATTGGTGTGAGTAAGGAAAGATATCTAAATACAAAATTTTGGGATGACAATTATATAGTTAACCTGGATCCAACGGAAAAATTATTATTTATTTATCTGCTGACCAATCCTCTGACAAATATCATAGGCATATATGAGATCGCTATCCGGAGAATTGCCTTTGATACCGGCATAGACCAGGATATGGTTCTAAAAATCCTGGACCGGTTTGAAAGGGACAACAAGATAAAATATTCCCAGGGCTATATCGTGATCAGGAATTTCATCAAGCACCAGAAAAATAATCCGAGTATAAACAAGGGGATAGAAACATCATTGCAAGATGTGCCGGAAGAACTTTTGGAGTGGATTAACATTCCGGCCGAAAGATTCAATATTTCCAAGGGAAACAGACAGGCTGTAACAGGCTCTACACAGACTGCGACCAATATTAATCTTAATAGAAATATTAATATAAAGAAAGAAAGAAAAGAAAAGAAAGAAAAATTTCCGCCCTCTAATTCTAAAACGATTGATGAGATCATTCTGTACCTTAACCAACATACAGATAAAAATTTCAAAACAAAGACTAAAAAAACCAGGAATTTAATCCAGGCAAGATTAAAGGAGGGGTTTACCCTTAATGACTTCAAGAAGGTTATAGATAAAAAAACCAATAACTGGAAGGGGAAAATCACAAAGGATGGTGCAAATATGGAAAATTATTTAAGGCCCGAAACCTTATTCAGTACAAAATTTGAGAGCTATCTCAACGAACCAGAAAATAATAACCAGGAGTGGATGCGTTATGTCAAATGAAGAATTAACAAAAATAAAATTAGAATCTGTTCCTGTTAAATATAGCCAGGAGCAAAGAGATTGTTCCCGGATCTCAAACCAGTTGCTCCGAAATTTGGCCAGCAGCCGGATAAACATAAAAGAGTTTGAGAATGAAGTGGCCTACTGGTATGTTTCAGATTACCTGGACAGATGCCATTATCGTCCATTGCCGACCAAGACTAATACAGTTCAGGAGTTTGAAAAGAAACACCGGAACTGGAAAGGAGAGGCAGAGCGGAGAGGCCGGGTATTTGATGAAGAGTTGTTTTTTGAAAACCAGATGCGGAAAGAAGTGCAAAGATACTATGAAGAGAGAGATCGGATCCGGAATATAAATACCGCAAATTTCTTATGGTTGAAAGAACTGAAAAAGATTATACCTGAAAAAGATATCTCCAGCCATGAAAAGCTGGATTGTAAAATACATGAGCTTGCATTGGGAATAGAGGAAGAGGAGCTGAAAGATGAAAATTATTAAAGAGTTGGGGCAGGATTCATTTTCCCTGGCCGCCTCCTTTATAAACAAAGGTCAAAAAGGGTTCTTGCCTGCCCCTCCCCGGGGAAAGGAGAGGAGAATGACAAAGAAAATAATAAGTGAAGGTGTCAAAATAGGGTTACCTTTCCCGTATAAAGAATATTTAGAAGCCCTTAAAACAATACCAAACGCAAGGTTTGTGTTTTTATATTCCAGGAGAACAGGGAGAAATACTTTTTATAATTATTTAAAAGAAAAAGGATTCTTAGAAACAGGAATGAGATTATGACAAGGAAAAAGTTAAAGCTGAAAGCACCGGCACCGACTGAAAACCAGATCAAGGCCCAGGTGAAAGATTATTTGAATATCAAAGGCTGGTTTCATTTTCATGTACTCCAGGGATTGGGGAGTTATCCTGGGATACCTGATATTATAGCTATCAAAGACAATCGGGTGTTGTTTATCGAGTGCAAGAGGCCAGCAAAAGGTAGCAAGCAACGCCCTGCCCAGGTAGAATTTCAAAAGAATATTGAGTACCAGGGAGGAGAGTATATCCTGGTCCGGGATGTTGAAGATCTGATTAAGAAAGGGGTGTGAAAATAAATTGGAGTTTTGGAGTGAATTTACTAATCAACATGCGGAGGGTATAAGCAAATATATTGATGAATTTGCAGCAGCATTTTTAAAAAAGACAGGGATTGACAATCCTGAAGATGTGATAATGTTTCGGCAGGATATTCCACCAGAAAATTATCTTGCAGAGAATAATCCAAAGTTTATTACAAAAATATGGTTTGAAAAGAAAACAAAAAAATATAATTTACTTGCAGAAGAAATAAAAATACTGAGAGCATATATCAAACAACTTGAAAATAAGGTTGAGAAATTAGAGCAAAGGAAGATAAAAAAAATATGAAATTAGATGTTATTAGAGAAATTGGGATGTATTATAGTTTAAATCGTAGACGAGGGCATACAACAGCCATGTTAAATGGTGCTAAATCTGATAAAAATATATTGGTTTTATTAGCCCACAATATACAGAGAAATTATATTGATATTCCCAAAAAACAAACAATGACACTTGGGGAAGTTGGCCACGATAGATTAAAAGGATTAACAAAACCTTTGTTAATTGACCATTATACTTTTCAGTGCATATTGCAAACCATGTTTGATGAATTAAGCAAAAAAGACAAAATAATAAGAGCAAAAGACAGGGAAATAGATAGATTGGCAAAACTAATATGAAGGGGAGTATAGTTTGAGCAAACAGGTCAGGGAGCAGCTAATAATAATAAGATGTGCAAAATGTGGGGCAAGGCTTTTTGATATCATTGGAGACCTTGATCAACTCAGAAAAGAGACTCCCAAAAGACTTAAATGCTATTCCTGTAATGCTATGAACATAATCCGGGTTAATGATGGCCATATCCGGGTGGATCTGGAATAAAAAAAAGCCCGTCTTTATGGCGGGCTATGTTTTATAGTTTAATATTCAGATGGTAAAAGCAAAATCTTATCAATTAGATAAAGTTTCATGTATCCATCCGGGAAATCTGTAAAATTTATATCTTGTCTAACTCTCATTGGTTCACCGTCTTTTCAGTGATCAGTGCTTTCATTTTTCCCTTCCTCCTTTTTTAATCCTTCCCGGATATATTTTTCAGCAAGGGCTTTCATGTTAGTATCAAGTTTGACACTCATTAGCTTTAGATCCTTCCAGGCACCACTATCAAGCCGAATATATTTATCCTTTTTTTCTTTCATCAAATCACCTCCCTGTAATTTATTTGTCCCATTTGCATAAATGAATAATATTTTAATTCATCTGTATGTTTCCCGGTGGCTACTATTATGTGATCGAGCATTTTAATTCCCAGGATAGTGCCGGAATCAACAAGAATGTTAGTAAGTTTTATATCCTGCGGGCTTGGAGAAACTTCTCCGCTTGGGTGTGTATGTGCAAAAAGTATAGCAGCACAATTGTTCAATATAGCAGTTCTATACACTTCCCTGGGGTGGCAATCGGATTGTGTTAATGTTCCCATTGAAACAACATCAATATAACGGATCTTGTAACGGATATCCAAACCAAAAACAATAGTAAACTCTTTCTCCTGGTCTTGTTCATCGGAATATTCAACAATATGTTTAACAATCTTGGCCGGGATCTCTGCCTTTTCAATTTTGTACTCTGTTTTATGGTAGAAATCTTTTGCTACAAACATTTTATAACCTCCTTAAAAATGGTCTTTATTTTAGTATATCACAAGTTGTCAAGTTGTTAAAATAAAATATATTTATAGCGTGTCTTTGCATCCCTTGACACTATATGTTAAAATAAAGAAAATTGAATAGAGATCAGAGACCTTGAGTCCATTTACAAGCAACGAGCTTGTTGGTGGGCTCTTTTTTATTTTAGGGAGAAATATGGGAAAGAAATCAGATCAGTTTGAAATTGAAAAAAGAATACACGAAATAAGCCTGCTATTGAAGCGGAAACCAGTTAGTTGGATAGTTCATAAATGTTCCGAAAAGTGGGATATATCAGAACGCCAGGTGAGGAAATACATTAAGAAAGCCAGAAAAGAATGGAAAAAGTATTTCGAAAAGCTACAGGGTGATGGGATTGGTTATCATATCTCACAGATGAAAGAGTTAAAAGACCAGGCTTATGACAAGAAAATAGTTATCGGAAAAGGTGAAAATAAGCAGGTTATTAATGTCCCGGACTTGCAATTAATCCTGGATATTTCCAAAGAAGAGGCCAAACTTATGGGAATATACCCGGCAGAAAAGAAAGATATAGATCTAACCGGGAACATAACACTCCAGGAAATCAAATATACAGAGGAAGATCTGAAGGAGAAAGATGGACAGTAAAATTATTTTGCCTTACAGATACCGGGAATATAAATGGGAGCGAAAAATATTGGTGGCATTCTGGAAAGGGCTTGTTATCTGGCTTAACTTACACCGGAGAGCAGGCAAGGACCTGCTTTCTTTATGCAGGATACTACTTCCGGAAGCATTTAAACATCCGGGTACTTATCATTATATCTGGCCATTATTAAAACAGGGCCGGGATGCAATCTGGGAGGGCAAGGACGAAAAAGGCCGGGATATCCTGGATTATTATGTACCGAAAAATATGGTAATACACAAGGATAATGCAGATATGAAACTGACATTGAGGGCAATAGGCGGAACTTCAGTAATACAAATATTTGGAGCAAATGGAGGGCAATATGAAGCACTGAGAGGAAAGCCGGCCAATGGTGTAGTATTTTCTGAGGCCTCAAGAATGGATCCAAGAGTCCTGGAAGTAGTTGCACCAATGTTGGCCAAAACGAGAGGCTGGGAAGTATACAACAGCACTCCAAACGGTGGGAACTGGTTCTGTGATGGATTCACCAGGGCCAAGAACAACCCGGAGCACTGTTTTGCCATGACTGCAACCATAGAAGATACTTATGACCATGAGGGCAACCCACTGGTAACCCAGGACATGATCCAGAAAGAGAGAGATGCCGGGAAAACAGAGGATTATATTCAACAGGAATATTACTGCTCTTTCGTTAGAGGTATTGAAGGCACCTATTTAGGCAAGCAGCTTCAGAAGGCCAGAGATGAAGGCCGGATCCATAACAATATTGTCTATGATGAAAATGCACCGGTCTACACTGCCTGGGATTTAGGCGTTGCAGATTTTACCGCTATTATCTTCTTCCAGATAATAGGCAACGAGATCCATATCATAGACTACTACGAGGGCAGCGGTTATTCATTTGTGCATTATAAGAAAATCATTGATGAAAAAGGCTTTTACTATGGTGCTCATTATGTACCGTTTGATATTTATGTCAGAGAAGAAGGACCGGCCAATAGCAAGGAACCCAGGGCAGTCTCCAGACTGGAAAAGGCTGCCAATATAGGGCTGAACCTGGAACCACTGGAACGGATCAGCTTTGAAACAGGAGTTGAAAATGCCAGGTCTATCATGGGAAGGTGCATATTTAACCAGGAGAAATGCAAGATATTACTATCACACCTGGAGCAATGGGGCCGGAAGTGGAACAACATAACCCAGGAGTACACCGATTGGGAAGATAGAAATATCCATACACATGCCGGTGCTGCTTTCAGATACATGGCCCAGGTAGTGGTAGAGGGAACCCACACAATAGAGAATGATTTTGAGAGCTGGGATGATGAACAGGAGATGGCCAATGTATACACCAGGCTATAAGGGAGTGATGTTATGAGTGATGACAAGAACCCAAAAGGAATGACAAAAAAAGAAATAAATGTAATCAACACCAAAGAAGATTTATTGCGGGATTTTGTCAATACAAAGTTTAAAGAGGCATACGATTACTGGAACCCCATCCAGGAAGAATGGCGGCAAATTAAAGCAAACTATAAACAGGCCTACACCACGGAAGAGGACGAACTAAAGACCAATATAAGCCTGCCATACCTGAAAAAGATTATCCGGAATAAATGCAGCCATTACATGGATATCCTGCTATCCAGGGGAGCAGAGAGCTTTGACCTGGAACCGGGAGAAGAAGAGGACGAAAAGAATGCTGAACTGTTGCAGAGGAAAATAGTCTTTGACCTGAACAAGGCGGAGGTAGAGAAGAAGCTCAGGCCCTGGATCTGGAACTATGAGAATTATGGCTATGGAGTTGTCTATATTCCCTGGAAACTGGAAAAGGAAAAGCAGAAAGTAGGGAAAGAGAAAGACAGCTACAAATACAAAGATGTTATCAAATTCAACGGCCCGGATATCGAGAATTGTGATGTTCTTAATTTATTCTCTGATCCATACTGCAAGGATTTATCAAGCTGGAAGATATTCAAGAAAGATAATGTCCCGGCTAACTATTTAAGGCAGAAAGAAAAAGAGGGCGTGTATATCAATATCGCAGAACTTAATGAGATTACCGGATCATATCCCCATGATTTTGAGGGAGGAGCTACCCAGGTATCAAATGATTCTGTAGAGCTCTTGGAATACCATGGACTGGTACCTCAAAAGCTGATTGAGGGAAAATTGAATGATGAAATACTAACCTTAAACCCATTTGAAGAGGATTATGTCTGGGCCATTATTACCCTGGCCAACCGGGAAAGAGTAATCAGGGCGGCAGCATATCCTTACTGGTACGGGAATATCTTTGTACCGGTCTGGAAGGATAAACTTACCGGGGAAAATACCGGAATCGGGACCGGGGAAGATACCAAGGCACTCATTCCAATGATTACCAACCTGCACAACAAACTGACCGATATTGTCAATTATATATCGGATCCAATGTATGAATTTGTTATCAAGTCATATTTAGGCAACAAGCGGACAATCAAGGCCAGGCCCGGAAAATTCTTCCCGGTGAAGCAACTCAATACTATCAGGGCCATAGATACAACACCACAGGCTGCATCACTGGCACCGCTTAGAGATATAATCAGCAAATTTGAGAAGGTATTAGAAGAGCTGACTGCTACACCTCCCCAGGTTATGCCCTCAGGAGGAAGGCAAGATGTTCATTCTACCTACAGCGGTCTGATGCAGATGACTCAGGAGGCCATGAAACCGATCCAGGACAGCGTGAAAAATGAACTGGAACCGGCATTCAAGAAAATGATTGAAATTATTTACCGGCATAATATCCAGTTCTTTGAGAAAGATAGTGCCGCCAGGATATTAGGCAAGGAGAAGGCCAAACAGCTGGAGCTTACCGAGATAACCAGGGAAGATATAATCATGAAGGGCAATCCCGATTTTGTGCCTACCGGTGTATCAGGATTTATGGAGAAACAAACCGAGCTGAAGAACCTGCTCACATTCTTTGAACTGGCATTAAAGGCTTACATGCCTAAAAAGGATCCATTTACCAAAGAAGAACTTTACACAGATGATGGTAAGCCAATGATGGAAATGGTTATGGATATCAGGGAAATATGCAAGAGAATAGCTGACAGGTTCAGCTTTAAGGATATTGAAAAACTGATCCCCTCTCTCAAAAGAGACAGGGAATTGCAGGAGGCTATAGAGAAGGCCAGAAAAGAGAGAGAGAAAGAAAGCAATAATTCCCGGCAAAAGCCGGTTACCCCCGCAACTGGGAACCCACTAAGTGGCAATGTCTTGCCCCAGTCATTGCCACAAGGTGGACAAAAACCGGTTGCTGAAGGGAAGGTCTAATGGGTAAAAATCCTTTAGTTTATATGTTCGAGCAGGAACTCCAGGAATATATAAGTGAGAAATCCCGGGAGATTGGGAAGGAACTGCTGGAGAATTACAAAGACCTGGGATTCAGAATAGAGCTGAAGATCTATTACAGGAAGCTCGAGGAAAGGAACGGAAATGGAAGAAACCAACGAGAAAATTGAACTTATACAGGCAATTGCTATGGCCAGCAGCCTGAAGTCCATTACCAACAGCAAGGGCTGGAAGATAATCGAGGATTATATGGATGAAACACTGAAGGAATGCCAGGATATCCTGGAAGATGACCAGAATAAGGACCTGTCAGATATACAAGGGGCAAGAAGATTAATCAGATGGATCAAGGATTTCAGGGAAATGATAGAAAATACAGAGATTTCTGCTGAAGATGACATGCAGGAATTAGAAAAAATAAATCGAAAGGAGAAAAACACTAATGGTAAAGCAAGATAACACCCCCGAGAAAGTGGAAGCCTCTCAGGAGGAACACCCCACAGAAGGGAAGATCGAGACAAAACCAAAAGTGGAACCTCAGAAAAAGCCGGATTACATGAAGATGGCAGCTGAGGAAGATGGAATCGAGCTGCCGGAATCAGAAGAGAATGTCAATATCCGGGAAGCAGTCAAACAGAATGAGCAAAATGAGAATACTCAGAAAGAGAATACACAAAGTGAAATAGAGATATCGGAAAGGTATAAAGGCAAGACACCGGAAGAGCTGGTGAAGATGATCGAGGAAAAGGATAAATACATTCAATCCAGGTCAACAGAGCTGGGAACCCTGAAAAGCCAGGTTGAAGAGTTGAACAAACAGCTTGCAGAACAATCTGAAGTCAGAAAGAAAATCGAAGAGATTGAAACACAGAATATCAAACAGACACAGCAGATTAAGGGATTACCGGAAGAGCCTGAGGCTCCCAATATCACTGAAGCAGATTATTATGATGATCCGACCAAGGCAATAAATGCCATGAATGATTACCTGAAGAAGTTATCCGAATGGAATAAGAATTACATTCATGCCATGATCAGCCCATACTATGAGGATCGGGCCAAAAAAGGCAAGGAACAGCTCTATAATCAGCTTGAAGAGAAATACAAGGATTGGCCGGTTAAGTTTGACCGGAAGGCGGTCCAGGAATTTCTGAACAAGAATCCTGATTATTTTGTGAAATACAGGACTAATGCCTATGAAAAGGCCTTTCATGATATGTCAGCCAGTGAGTATTCTCAGCTGAGCAAGAAACAGCAGGAACAAATGCGTGAGCAGATAAAGCAGGAGCTTTTGGAAGAGACGAATACTCAAAAGCAAGCCGGGAATATCGGACTATCCGATCTGCAAACGCAAGGAGCGGGTTCGTCTCCTGCCTATGATGAAGAACGCTTTGAAGAAGATGCCGAGTACCGGAAAAAGGTAATGGCTGACATGGAAAAACGGAAATAATCATAGCCAGGTAAAAAACATAAGGGGCAAAAATAATAATACTTTAAAAACAAAGGAGATGACCTCTTATGGCATTTACAGACTATGGAACAATAACAACAAGTCATAAATTGAATAAGCTCTATTACAACGGGAAATTCCTGGAAGGACAGGATAACTATGTTGTATTAGACCAATTTGCAAAAAGACAGAAGAATACGGATATACCGGTTAATGAAGGTGAACAGGTAGAATTTACCAGGGTAGCACCTTATGCGAAAAAGAGAACACCATTAACGCAAGGTGAAAATCCAAATGCAACCAAGACTTATGGAAATACAGTTAAGGCTACGGTGCTGGAATATGGAGACTATATCAAGCCATCCAAAAAGTTTTGGATTACCAATATGGATAAGAACCTTACTGAGAATGCTTTCGAAATGGGAAAAGCTGCTGCCTCTACCGTTGATTCTCTGATCTGGGAAAAGATTGCAGAAGGCGGAATCGGAATCAGGGCTGATGGTGATGCCAACGAATCCGGTTCAAGACCAATCGCAAGCGGAAGCACAACAACCAGGATCAAGTGGACTGGAGCAATGAGTGGACTGGCCAATGGTGATACCGGTGTAGTGGTATTCATGACCGGAAAGAATGCAGGACTGTCAAGGGAATTTACCTGTGATGCAACCAATCCGACAACTGAAGCGGTTGTTGCTGCCCTGGACCATGCACCTGAAGCAAATGACATCATCAGGCTTTGCACAACTGCCGGAATGACTACTGGAGACAAGGTAACCGCTGAACTTATCAGAAAAGCAGTGGCTTTACTGGAATCTGCCGGAACACCACCATTTGATGATGGATTTTACCATGCTTCTTATGATCCACTGCAGAAATATGACTTCCAGAGAGATTCTGAATGGACTAATGCCCAGCATTATGCTGCACCTAAAAACCTTTTCAGAAACCTGGAAGGAGAACTATACGGAATAAGATTTCACAAGAACCTTACACCTTACAGGCATACTGCCGGAACAATCGGAACTTATGTGGAATCAGGAGCAGTTTATGTTCTTTCTATCTTTGGAAAGGGAGCTTTCGGAAATGTCAGGGTTAAGGGAGTTAACAGAAAATTCTACATCTGCCCCCCAGTGGCTGATCCTAACAATCCGCTGGCTATGTTTGGAACTATGGGCTGGTATGAATTATGCTGCCCGGTAGTGTTGGATGGTAGACGGATTGTAAACATCTTTAATGTCCCAACAGATGTATAACTGAATGACAATAAGGGAGGGTGGATTTATTTCTGCCCTCCCGGAACAAGGAGTGAATTATGGCTAAAGTAACAAAAGCACTGGCTGAAGGTTTTGGAAGAGGAGAATTATATAGTTTGCTTGTTGCCATTAAAACTGATCTGGAAGAGATAAAGTCAAAATATGAAGATCACCGCCATAGTGTTGCCGGTGCAGCCAGTACAGGGACTGCTCCATCAACTGAAGCAATCGAGGCTGCTGCAACTGCCAGCGTGATAGATCTGAGTATTTCGAGCATAGTAATTGAAAAAGGCCTGGGAATGGGTTTTACCGGGAAATTATGGACAGTTTTAAAGGCAATCAGTGATGACTTTGATGAAATCAAGAGTAAATATGAGGATCATAGACACAGTGCAGTGGGTGATGATAGCACAGGAACAGGTCCGTCAACCGGAGCAAAAGCAGCTGCAACGACTAAGAGTCTCTTAACAATTACAAATGAGCCTAAAAAGCAGATGGCTGAGGGATTTGGACAGGGAGAGCTCTATGAATACCTGTTACAGATCAAGACTGACCTGGAAGAATTCAAGGCTAAATATGAGGCACACAGACACAGTGTTGCTGGAGCAGCAAACACAGGAACCGGCCCATCAACAGCAGCAGGTGCTGCAGGTGCAACCAAGAGTGAAATAACATTAACAGTAGAGTAAGGTGATAAGCAATGCCCTATACGATAAGAAAGCGTGGTAATAAATACTGCCTGGTAAGAAAGAATGGCACAACTAAACAGTGTTGTGATAGCAAGGCCAAGGCAAAGGCTGCTGCCAGGATTATCATGTCAAAAGAAAAAACCAGGAAGAAAGGCAAGTGATTAATTATGTGGAAAAAATTAAAGATTGCTGCAGATACTATTGTCTGTAACGGGCCATGTAAAGTCAAAAGGATTGATTTATACCATACAGAAGCAACTACAGCGGACATTTACGATGAAAAGGATGACAGTAAAACAGAAGGAAAATTAGTCTGGACATTGGGTAATTCTGCAACTGTTTTTCATGATTCGATTGATTTTGGCCCTGAGGGGCAATATTTTGACGAAGGACTGTATATTGACTGGAATGCTGGAATGGTTCTGGTTCAGTATAAACACATTTAGAAAGGGGGTAAGAATATGGCAATGCCTGTAGACCGTGATTATGATTTTGATCCGGCAATTAAAAAGATTATGGATAGTCTTGCTGATATCAGGTCAGAATTACAGATAATAAAGCAAAGAACAAGTGAACCATGTATGACACCAAAACAGCAGGATAAAAAGAAGGTGAAGTAATTGAGTATACTGTCTAATTTAACAGAATTGGTAACAGATGTCAGGGACCAGGTTAATGAAAGCTCTGAGGACTTCTGGACTGATACTTTTATAAAAAGACAACTGGAAAAGGCCCATCAGATTGTAAGTGCCAAATTGCACCTGGTGAATAATCTCTGGACTGCAACGCTGGTAACAGGAGCTCCAGAAGAAGGAGAGGCCACAATAATAGATGACCGGGAGATAAGAGTGCCTTCCGGTTTTATAGCAATTGATGATGGCGGAGTATATTACAATGATCGGGCATGTGTACCTGTAAGCATTCAGAAACTGAAGGCAATTGATCCGGACTGGCTGGAGAGAACAGGGACACCTTCTCAGTATTATGTTAGAGGGGACATGATTGGTTTTGACCGTCAGATATCAGCTGGTGATACCATCAGGATTTATGGTTCTGGAATGCCAACTGAACTGGCAGATGCAACAAACCCGGCTCCATTTGAAGGGGATTACCGGACTATTGGCTACCGTTCATTGCTGGTGGATTATGCTATCGGGATGTGCTGGAAAGTCAAAAAAGATATGAATAGCCATGCCTATTACCTTGCCCCAAAGGTGGGCATATTCTGGCAGGGACTGGAAGATATGAAGGAAGAGCTTTTGGCTTCTGATGATGAGGATTACGGATTAATCCCTGAATCGAACCTGGCTCGTTCATACCGGCAAAGGTGCTGGCCTGATCATTCTCAAATTGAATAGGAGTAAATAATGGCGAAAACTATATTCAGAGTAGGCAATGATTTTGATATATTTGCTGATGTAAAACTAAGGCAATTGCCCAGGAAGGCTAATGGAATAGTAAACATGAATTATGATTTCCAGGGCAACTTAGTCAAGCGTTCAGGTTATGTCAAATTCAACACTAATACATTAGGCACTGCTCCTATTACCGGACTGCACCGGTTCTATACGCAGAGTGAAACCAATAAATTTACCTTTGCTACCTGTGGAACAAAGATTTTTAAACTCTCTGATGAAGCTGGCAATGCCGGGACTGAACTGATAACCGGGCTGACTGACAAGGCAGATACCTATTTTATGGACTGGATTGACCGCTGCTTTATTGCCAATGGTGCTGAAAACCTGATGAAAACAAATGG